ACCCCACACACTTCTTAGTGATAGGTTGAAAGCATAAGGTGATGCAGAGTCAACTGTATCAATCTCTGTCTTAACAGCAATATTTGATCCAACAGCATTACCCGAAGGTTCTGCTGACATTTGATAAGTGAATACATTACCAGATGCAGAGGTTACAGTAAATGAACCATTATAGATACCAGCATCCAATTCTGACTGAGGTCCAGTTGATCCACTAACACCAGATACGTTAATGTTAACACCAACAGAGAATCCATGATCTCTTGGGTTATCGAATTCATCAACAGTAACAGCAGTTGCAGTTTGACCGTTTCTTGTAATCTGTAGGACTCTATATTCATCAGAAATAGGACCAACAATTCTGTTTTCCTCAACCCTTGCCTGTATTTGGTCAGTTGAAGGATCACCAGAAGTATCAGGAATTGTAGCAAACGCTTTAGATATCTTCTGATAATATATGTCTAAATCTGTTCTGTCTAGAATATTTGGAACAGCAGAATAATCTGCATTAGGAACCGTTCCAGCAGCAATAAGTTGTGATAATGTATTTAAACCATCAGCAAACTCAAAACATGTTAATCTATGATGTGAAAACTTAGGTGGTAATGTCTCTACACTATCTGATTTGAAATATACACCTTCTTCTGCACCATCAAAGAATGAGAATTGCCAGAAATAAGTACCACCAGTTACTTTGAAGATTGCAGTTCTTGCTGGTACTTGTGCCTCTGTGTTTATACCTTTAGCAGGATATGTTGTAGGATATGGGACATACTTTGGAATTATTTTTGTTCTTCTAAGATCACTACCAACAACAGAACAACCTCTAGGTACTATAACACCACCTTCAATCGAATTATATTTGTATAATACATTGTTAGGAGATGTTAAATCTAGGTTAGAGTTTTCATCAATAGGTGCAACGTTTGTATAAAGAATATCTCCAGGTCTATTATCTATCTGATATTCAGCAGGATATAAGTAAATTGAAAATGCATCAAATTCGTCATTACTTAGACCAACACGATATGAGAAACGTGCCACCTCAAGGAAAGCACGTTGCAAACTCTTAAACGGACGTAATGCCGAGTTACCCCTATTGTCAATAGCGTCTGACGCATCGAAATCATCAGGGTTTACGTAGATAATACGTCCAGTTCTGGACGTAATAATATTCTTTAACCTAGTTAGTGACATTACTTATACGCTATTCCTATATGGTTATTTATTAGATCGCTGCGAAGACTCTAGGACTAAATGAAGTTGAGTTGTCTTCAAAACCGATTAAGCTAAATGAGTTATTAGCAGTAGTACTATTAATAACTATAGACTCACCAGGACCAACAACTAATGAAGTAATTCTATCTACTTCATTATTACCGTTGGAAACACCATTAACAATATATTGCTGATCTTCAAGAGCTGTAACAGCAGTTAATTCAGAACTAACTGTACAAGTAGTTCTTGCTAATTGTTCATTTAGAGGTAAATCCTTAAATGTATCACTAGCAGCAAAATCTTGTGATCCTGGTCCCTTTGTTACATACAAAGTTGTTCCATCATACTCTTTAACATATCCATAAGGACCAGCAGTTTGACCAGTTACAGTAAATGTACTTCCTGATTGAGTAAATGAATCAGTATTATTGACCCAAGTTCCTGAAATATTATATGCGTTAAAAGTTAAATATGTAAAATTACTAGACATAGTAATTTGTCTGTCAGCACCACCATAAACATTATTAGCAGCAGTACCTGTACCTCCATCATAGAAATACATAACTGTTAGGTTACTTCCCTGTGTCCAATCATATTGTACATAAGCACCACCTGATCCAGCAGTACCATTGGTAGTTTTACCAGTAGTATACTCAGTACCATCATCACCGTTACCAGCAATACCATCTGGTCCCCACTCTCCATTAGCAGTTGTAGATATCTTAAAATCCCTACCACTCATAGTTGCATCAGAAACATCAAATCTATATGTACGATCAGTAAATGCTTCTAAAGGATCTGCAAAGAATAAACTATATGTACCACCAGCAGTTGTAGTTGAAATTACAAAATCATTACTTGCAGTACCAATACCACCAGATGAAATAGTACCAGATGCACCACCAGCAGTTACAGAATCACCATCAGCAAATTCTGTACCAGATCCATTAAGAGTTGAAGGACCAATATAAATGATTGTTCCAACAACACCATAAATCAATGCAGTTGATGTATCACCACCAGTTCCCTTAGTAACTGTAGCACCTACAGCAAAAGTACCAGTAACAGATTCTAATGTTATTTGTCTTATTGATGCAACTTTAACAAACCAAGTAGTTATATCGGGTACATTAAATGATTCAAAAATCATACTCTTTTCAGAATCATCACTTGTAATTACAGTACCACCAGTCAAACCTGTTGTTGATGACATTGCATTATTAACAGTTACTTGATAACCAGTAATAATATCACCTTTATGCAACTTATAAGTTGATGCTGCTAATTGTAATTTTTGATCCCAACCTTTTATACCAACTTTATATGCAGATCCAGTTCCATCATTCGCTACAGTCAACACTGTGCTTGCAGATTTATCAACTGGAGCTGAATACAAAACTGTATTAGTATTTGCACCTGGTTTAGATTGTGCTAAAATTCCTTGATCTGCCATAGCTATTAATTAAAATCCTGCGTAGAAAAATTGTTGTAGTCTTGTTCGTGAAGTTAGGTTTGCTGCAGCGAGACCAGCACCAAAGGTAACATCATCAACAGTGACGTTTTCGGTAGATAGTAGAGTAGCATCAGCATCAGGGAATCTAATTACCCTATTAGCAGTGATGTTATCTACACTAACAGTAACTTCACCAGATGAACCAACTTGTCTAAATTTACCACCATAAATGGTTTTATTTTTTAGATCTTGAGTTGCTAACTCAGTTACTATGGTGTTATTTGCACCATCATTATTTAGTATACCAGTTGGGGGAAACTGAATGGTCTCAATAGTTAAAGCATTACTATTTGATATATCAAATAAGAATCTCTTAGTAGGATCTGTAGTATCTGAAACAATCAAACCACCAACAGTCTTGTTAGTCAGAGTTTGAGTTGATTCTGTACCAACTAAAGTTAAACTTTGATCTGGAACAGTAAGAGTTCTATTTGCACTTAATGATGAAGTATTCCACTGAACCCAGTTGGTTGCATCATCAGCGTTAGCAGCAAATTTAGGTGTAACTAAAGTCTTATTAAGAACAGTCTGCTCTGCTTTAGTATCAAGTAAAGTTGATGAAGTAGCAGTAGGTTCGTTACCAGTTGTTACAGCACCAGCATCAGGTAAGAAATAAGATCTTCTAGTTCCTGACGTTGTTGGCCAGTTAATCTGGAAGATTGCTTCCTCAGTACCATCAACAAGAACAAAATTATCCTCATCAATAAGGATAGTTTTATTTGTTAATGTTTGAGTAGTATTATCACCAAGTAATGTTGTACCATTACCAACAGTAATTTGAGGGAATGTCATTAATCTGGTAGCAGTACCAGTACCAACATTACCTACTTCAAATCTAACCTTTGGACCTTGAGAATCCTCTAATACAAATGAAGAATCCTCAATCAAAAACTGACCTGTTATCTTAACAGATCCAGTACCCTTTGGAGCAAAAACTATATCCGTATTCTGTGCTACATCATCAACTGCTGTAACATACAATGAAGTACTATCATTACCATTATCAAGACGAGTGGCATATAATCCACCATCACCAAAAGCAACACCTATTTGATTATATGCATCTTGATACAATCCAGTGTCTCTATCCAAATCAAAGCATAGACCAGGTTCCGCTTTAGTTCCTTGTCCTACACCCTTCATCAATTGATTAACTTTTGCTTTTCTGTTAGGAATCAATGGATCAGACACCACAACAGGTAAAATTGCTTCACCCGATAAGTTGGAGTCTGATATTGTTTCTAACTGCGATATCTTCTTAGTTGCCACGAATAATCATACGTTTTGCTACAGTTCTATTTAGCAAGGTCAGCAATAGTGAATATACTCTTAAGTTTTATATTTGCTTCTTTCATAGCAACATCCGCTTCACCATCTACTTGCCTATCAACAATAGTAATAATTTGATTCACTTTATATCCAGCATCACGGAGTTTCTCTACTGCTTTAATAGCAGATCCACCTGTTGTAATAACATCCTCCAATACAGTTACCTCTGTATTTAAAGGTAATGCTGGTCCTTCTATCCATGCTTGAGTGCCATGACCTTTTGGTTCTTTACGAACAATTAAACCATCGACACCAGCAGTCATAGCAACACCTGCTACTAATGGATCAGCACCAAGAGTTAAACCACCTACTGCTAATGTAGAAGGAGATAACTCCTGTGCAAATAACTCGCTGATTATATTAAGACCTACACCAGATAAAGTAACTGGTTTACAATTTACATAATGCTCACTTTTTTTACCAGAAGAAAGAGTAAATTCTCCTTTACGATAACAATATGTTCTTAACAAACATAACAATTCTCCTCTAAGGTTTTCTTTCACTTCTTTAATGTTCATTTTTTAGTATGCTGTATGTCGTATTCAATGGTAATTTTTTTAGAAGACCTACCATTACTAGCAAAGGTAGTAGATCTTGTCATAGTACCATCAAGTTCTGCAGTAATTGTTAATAACTCTGCTATTAACTCTCCTTCATTGTCTATCATCGGTTATCAAATAAAATGTTAAAGGACAAACTCATTCTATCATTATCACTTTCATTAGTACCAACCCCATGATCCAAATATGCTGGAAATAAAAGAATCTTACCCTCTTGAGGTATTTGGCACTGCTTATATGCGTAATGATTAAAAGAAAAAGAAGTAACCATAGAGGGGGAAGGTGATTGAAAAAATAAATCACCAGTACCAGGATCACCTATTTTGTAATAGTATACACCAGATATATCACAATGTCCATGATTATGGATATGTGCATAATCTCGATAATCAAACTTAGTCATCCATGAGCTTACTATTCTATAATTTAAAGGATCATTTGGATCATAATAACCACTTTCTTTAAATTCTATTGCGTCTAGATAATTTGCCACATGACGTTGAATTGTACTCATAAATGCAGTCATGTTATTATCAACTATAATATTAGTCTTAAAATTTGGTGCTGACAGTTTATGTGTCATACCAAAATTAGGATTATAATCGAAATTAACATTTTCTATTGCCTTATCACATTCTGATTGTACCTCTTCAAAATTTTCAACCATTGCAGCATACAATGGAGTAGGAAAAAGATGATATAGTGCAGAATTTTTAGTAGGTCTCTTTACTGGTTGATGGAAATCCATAACCTCACGTTTGCTCCAATTTCTTTTGATCCATGACATCACTCATCGATATTTGATTCTACCATATCGATTAAAGTAGATACTTCGCATAAACAATCAATTTTCATCATCATATCAGAAATATGCTTACTAATGTAAGGTTTCTCACTTCTTGCTGCAAAAGCTAGTGCTTCTCTCAGTCTATCTTGTGCTTCTTGCAAAGCAGTTTCTACTTGTTTCGATAATGCCATAATAATTAATCAGTTGGTTTCTTCTTTTTGGTTAATTTCTTAATTTGTTTTGCGTAGAAAACATCTTTCTTAGTATACCAGTCTGGATGTTCTTTGGCAAGCTTTAATAATTTTTTAGCCGCTTTTCTGTCGGAAGTCATATTTCATTGTATTCTAGATATTTGAGCTATTTAGTATATTGATGATGGGATGCGGAAGCATCAGGATCAGGCACTAAATCTGCATTAAATGATATAGAAATCCTATCCTCATCTGTCTTATTAGGTTCTACATGATGTCTAAGATGTGCAGGAAAAAATAACATTGTCCCTTCTTTTGGTTCAATATAATATGCACCAAATTGCGAATATTTCTCTTTAAACTCATCAGTATAGTAAAATAATTCTTTCCATGAACTAAAAGAATTACCATTAGTAAAACAAAGTTCTCCACCTACAGGGTCTCCTATAGAATCAGCATATCCATCCACAGCATTAACACCAGAAAGTTTATTACTATGCTTAACTTCTGGTATTTTTAAATACAAAACACCTGACATGTGACATCCAGGATGATCATGTTGAACATTAAAATGATCCTTATTATTAATATTAAACCAACATGCAGTCAAATATATGTTAACTCCTGGTTTTATAATAGAATTACTATTAAAATAATGACCTAAACTATTTAAAACTATATCTCTTACTGGATTTTCTTCTAGATAATATCCATCATTTGACTGCCAACCACCTCTATTAGTTCTATATACTTCTCCATTTGGATTATTTTTTCTTTCACTATAAACATAATCTATTACATTATCCCTATTCTTTTCATACTCATATACTGGTATCTCATGTACTAGACTAGGAAACAGATGGAACATTATGTAATCTCTTCAATAGTGTTTTAGTTCTTTTTTTAAGTTGACGCAATCGGGCAGAAGCAGCACGAGATTTAATATTCCGTCCTTGCTTTCTAGGAGTTTCATGGCTTTTGAGTCTCATTGTTCTGCCCCACTGCTCAACCAGTATAAGTTATTTAGTTAGCAGTGTCAAGAAGTTCTTTCTTAAATTCCTCAACTTGATCAATAACATCTTGATCTACAGGAGGACCAGACTGTATTACTGGAGATAGTAAGCAGCAACTACCATCTTCTCTACGTATACGCCAAACAGTTCTATTTCTTTGAGTCATACTTAAAAGGAAAGGCAAATTATTAACTGCCTCTTCTTCTGTTACATCTTGAATGTCAGTCATTGGTAAATTCCACGTTTAATTTTGCATCAGATAAAGCACCGACCATAGTCCATGCAGTTTCACCTGATACCATGTTTTCATCACAGAAATACTGAATAGTATCCTCAAGTATTTCCTTGAGTTCTACCAGTTGCTGTTGTCGTAGTTCATCCATAACGATATTATAGCATAGATTAGTTCAAATGGATCTCTTTTGCAATCAACTTCATAGTTTCCTCAGCTTCTATGGTCATATCCTTACCAGCAGTAATTGTAGCATTCTTATCACACTCCATAGACATAGGACCACCTTCAACTTCTAATAAGTAAGCACCCTCATCCTTGATTGTGATAGTCATTCCACTATCACCAAAGTCCATTGTACATGGTCCTTCTTTATTGTCAATAATATATCTTGGTGGAATGTCATTTTCTGCTTTTTTAGGAGTTATCATAGTCATTTCATAAGATCCTGCACATGCTGTAGTAATTCCAGCCTTTTCTACAGTTCCTTTTTCTTTTTCTGGTTCATTAATCTGACGATATAAATGAGTTGTTACAACATTAATACTATTATCAGCAGTTAACGCCATTTCTACAGCAGAATTTTTTTGAACCTTACACCCATTATCCCACTCTTTACCAGTAATAGATACCTTTTGACCTGCTAACTTAATTTCAGATGCTTGAATCTCATATTTAGATCCATTAAAAGCCCAATCAACATCACTACCATATGATATGACATGCTTTTGTACTTCATCACTAACCTTATTACCTTTCTTATCTACTTGTTTAGGAGCACCCTGAGCATTAAAGAAATAACCTCCCCCAACTTCAATATGCATGTCACCAGTCACCTTTAATCTATAATCACCCTCAACAGTTAAACACTTATCTTCTTTAACAATCTTACAGTCATCACCATTAACTTCTTGTGTAAAAGTACCAGCATAGTTAATATGATCTGCCTGTAAATTACTTGTCTCACCAGAATTTTTACCACTTGCTTTCTTAGCAGCATCCTTTGCTAACTTATCAATTTCTTCCTCAGTCAAATCTGGATTGTCTTCCTTAATCTGTCTTTTAGCCATCCACTCTTGGTGTTGAGCATTGTTTATGTTAACAGATGTCCAAGTAGTTCCATTCTCTCTCTTCTGTTGAGTAGATTGTCGTCCAGGAGTTCCAATGTATAACTCATACGCACCATTAACCCAAGTCTTAGCAGTCGTTAAATATTGATCTGCCTCTTCAAATATAGAGTCAAATACACCTCCTCCTCCACCTTTCTCTCCACACTTACCTCTACTATCACCCTTAAACTTATTAATATCTTCAAATTCTTCTGGAGTACAATGTGTTACACCAAGTAAGGGGAACCAACCAACATCATCTTCACCACCTTTAGGTTTTCTCTCACAATTACCACCACCCATCAAATTCATAAAGAATGAGAACAAACCAGATAAAGTCATTTCCTCCATCTCAAATAGGTTTGTAGCATCAGAGAAAATCTTTTCTCCACCCTTCCAAGCATCCATCATTTCTTTAGCATCTTCAAGAGAATCTAAAGCAGATGTAACTTGACCAATAACTTGTAATAATGAATCTAATACTCCCTGAATATTACAGAAAATTTTATCAGTAACCTCTTCAATACCTTCCTGCACAAATGTAACTTTATCTATAGCACCATTTAAAAAGGAATCTAATTTACCTGTTAAAGAACTTAATGGACTCGATACAAAGCTAGTTAATTGATTATCAACAATACACAATGCAGATAATAATTCAGTAATTTTCTCCTGAACCTCTGTAATAATAGTATAAGGAACACCAGTGGCTTTCTCTTGTAAACTCTCAGTATCCAACCCTTCAACAAGATTTGCTGTTGATGCTCTCATAGCACTAATTGCTTGAGTAAATACAGCACCCAAGAAATTCTGAAGTTTAGATGTAAGTTCTTTTGCTTTTACAACTTTACCTGTAATAACATTAAAGAACTCACCATCATTCTCAGTCTTAACTAACAATGCAGCAGTATCAGCAATATCTTCTACAAGATATGATAATTGATAATCAACACTCTTCCAAGGTCCGCCCACCCCTTGTGCTGCAGGAATAGGTTTACTAGGCATTGATGGTTTCATGGGATTACCACTACTACCATTAATACCAGGAGTTGTACCTATATTACTAGGTGATCCTGTTCCACCAGCTTCAGTAGTTTTTGTTGCAGCAACAGTAGAAACACTATTATTCTGTGTTCCTGGTCTCCTAAAATTATCAGATCCAATACCATTAGGATCTCCTGGTCTTTTTGATGCAGGATTAATAGTTCCAGTATTGGTTGCTTTCATTGGTTCTCCTGTGAAAGCAAATTCTTTTTTAGTTCTAGTACCTGTCGATTTATTTAATCTAAGAACTCCCATCACCAATGGCATTTGGGCATTCTCACCATCCATAAAAAATCCCATAACAATTGCGCCAGGTTGCAACTGTCCAGATGATTCACCCTGTCCATCATTACCTGCTTGAGATGTATGTTGCAATACAGTAGCCCAAGGTAAATGATCTGTTTTTAAATCTGCTGTAGTACCACCACGAATATTGGTATAATAACCAAGAACTCTAACTTTAACTCTACCCAATTCCATCGGGTCTTCATTATCTTCAACTTCTCCTACCCACCAGAAAAAACCGTCCTTACCAACGAAATTTACACTCGGTTCGTTGATAATTCCATCAATTGAGGTAGCTTCTAATCCAGCCATAACTTACAGGGTTTTTATATATTTATTGGTATTGAGGTGATCTATGATTCATATCGAAATCAAATACAATTTCAAAATTAAGAGCAAAGGTAACTCTTTTAGTATCTAATATATGAGGTGTTACTCCATGTAACATATGAGAGGGGAAAAATATTATATCACCCCTTTTATATTTTACATGATGATAAGAAGAATCTCTTAATATATTAAGATACCAATTAGGAGTTAATTCCGAACAGTTTCTATTATAAAAATAGAATTCACCAGATCCTTCTTCATGATCATTAGTAAAAAGAACTGCAGATAAATCTGCAGGAAGATGATCATGTATCTCTTGGAAATATCCCTTAACATATGTATTTCTCCAAGAGTCTTGTATACGAAGACCACATGTTATTCCAAGTTCTGAAACAAACTTTTCAAAAGATGGTTTGAGTAAGTGGAATAACTCTATACCATCTATTCTTTCTCTTTTAACTATGCACTTACTACCCCAACTAAAATTCTGATCCTCTGTTAAAATAATATTGTCAATATGATGAAGTAATTCTTCTTTATTGGGTGGAGTAATCAACCCATAAAAATTTTGGGGGAATACTTGTTGTATCATACTCTATTATATCTGTATATTTCATCAGCACCCCAAATAATTCTTCCTTTAGAATCTAAAAACCTATCTCTCATAAAAAGTTTATGGCCATACAGACTAAGTTCTGCATGACCAGTAACTGTTTCACCTTGATCTTCCATGCTGGTATCAAATTTACCCATCCATGCAGTCCCATCATATTTCATAATCATATCACAATCTTCATTGCGTGTCAAACCACTATAAGTACCACCCCAATGCTCAAGTATAACTTCAGTATCGGATAGTACTTTTAGTTTTTTATTAGTTTTCAAATATGGATTATGTTCGTCTTTCCTTCCCCAATGAACAGAATGTATAAATTCTCCGTCATCTTCCCACCTTACAAATACTTGTTTGTAAAGTAAAGGACTAGATTGTGCTTGTATCTTATTAGACCAAGTTCCAAGTAAACATGATAAAAAATGACTCATTAATCGTCATACACTAGGCACTCTGGCTCATCAGGATGCATTTCACAGAATAGTTCAATGGTATTAGGATCATGATGGTCACCAGCATTAATCTCTTCGATATGGTGCTCACGATAAACTTCTAACTCATGTAACTCTTCTGCAACATGCCTACGAGCTGCAGGACTAATTGTTGGATTATCAAGAATATCTCTATCTGCTTGAATGTGTTCTTCGATAGTTTTCATAATTTTATTCTCCGTTACTAGGTAACAATAACTATTTATCTTTTATTGATGGAATCTCTACACAAGAACAAGTCTGTGTTCATTTTAATACTTGAAGCAGTACCAGAATGCTGAACTCCAGCAACAACCCATTTACCACTATATTTGCTATCCAATTTAGGTTTATCACCTGTAATTTCAGTAGAAGGTATCTTTAAATCAATACCATTACCACAAAATAAATCTAAATTACCAGGTACAGTAATTTGCATTCTAAGATTCTTGAGTGTTTCTATTCTCATCCATTGATATGCTTGCAATTCAACTAATTCCTGATAATTCTTTTGTGGATTGTTCTTGTATTTTGGATCAAAAATTTGGTTTGGAAGCATAGTATAACGAACCCTTTTAGGAAAGTCAACAATATTTCTAATTTCTGGATCCATACCAGAAATAGGATTAACTGCATTACTCTTACCTATATGAGACATCTTTCTCCATAATTTCTTAACTCCATACCGATATTCTTTACTCTTCATATCAGTACTAACACCCCAACGTGATCTTAATATAGAAACTGGATCAAAACCAACACTATAACCAGACCAAGTGCCATGCCTCAATCCCATTAAATAACTCTTTTCATCAGGGAAGACAATAGTATCAATTAAATAAGTATCATCACCAGTTGGATCTCTCATATTCTTAGGAGTGTATGTATACTGATGAACCTTAGCAATTCCTTTATTAGTATCAGTCTCTTCAAGTTTATTATCATTAATATCTTCAATCATTTTATCAATGGATTTGAAATTAAATCCCATTGCATTTTCAAAGAATGTGAATCCATTTTGTAATGTACCGCCTTTAGGATTCTTACGTATACTTCTTTGACATATCCAATAAATTACATCAAGAACTCTCCAATTAGGAGCAACAAATGTATGCTTATTAAGAGTTTCCTCTAAAAACATCCTTTTACCAGTATTCAAATATTTCTTATCTTTAAGTAATTTTTTAATAATTTCTTCTGCCTTAATCTTTTTATCAAATACCTTTTCACTAGATCCAAATATATTACTAACCTCATTCTTAATGAACTCATTGGAACAAGCATTTACTTGAAAGAAGTCAGTAGACTGACCAGTTCTTACACGAGATTCAATTTGATAAGATCTAAAATAATAAGTTCTGTCCTGTTGTCCAGTTTTAAGTAATAATCTAAACTCCTCAGTTCCTGTTAATGATTGCAATAAACCACCCTGATCCTCAATAATAAACCTAGCTTCCATAGTTGCAGAACTAATAGATTCATACACTTCCCATCCAGCTAAGTATTCTGTTAGATCATACTTCCCATCACTAGTCTCTACTCGTTTTCCACCACGATAAATACTAAATTCAATTTCAACTTCACCTGGCGACTGTCTAGATATCGGCATATTTACCTCAATGGATTATTAAAGGAGTTCAACACAGCAGCAGTAGTTTTCAATAATGCACCAAAAACACCACCTGGTGCTCCACTGGAACTATGTTGTCCAGGAGCAACACCCTTAGAATTAGTCAGTATCTGTGATATTGACTGATTTGCTGCACTAATATATTGTCTAGTATTGCGATTGGATTCATCAATTGCTTGAGTTGTAGCAGCAACTATACCTGTAGTTCTAGCATTAATCTCTTTTCTTGCTCTATTCCTTTCATCTGTTGCTCTTTGTATTTTCATCTCGTCACTCTTTCTATTCTTAGATTTATTCACATTTCTACTACCACCTTTCTTATTTCCACTACGAGCACCTTCAGGACCAGCACCAAATACATTAGTTAACATACTGAATATACCGCCAGGTGCTCCACTTTCGCCACCCATCATATCTTTTGCACCACCAAGAAGACCACCAAACAGTTGAGCACCTGTCTGCCCTGTCTTCTTAGTATAAGCAGAACCTGCTTTTCCCAATTCTTTCTTATCACGTTCAGACAATCCCTCTGAACCCATCAACTTCTTAATTAAACTGCTTTGCTTATCACCCTTAAATCCAAATTTCATATCCTTATTACCAGCAGTATTAAAGGTATGATTTCCAAATTTAACTTCATTAACATCCTGTGATCGATCATAGAATGCACTGGAATAATTACGGAATCCTGTTGCAGACATAAGTTTTGCAATCTGCTGAGGATCATCAACCTGATTTGCAAGTAAACCCTTCAATCTAGAATGACTCTTTGCAATTTCAATTGCTCTAGCAGCAACTTCCAATTCAGATCCAGACCATTTCTTACTAATACGACCATCAGTAATAGGACTATACTGACCAGGAGCATGAATAATATCCTTTAAAGATCCACTCTTAGCCATAAATGTTCCTGGATTACCAGTTTCATCAATAATCGCCTTTCTATTCAAAATACTTCTTGCTACTAATGCCATCCCTGCCATACCCTCTCCTTGAGCTTCAGCAAGAACTAATTTTTGGAACAACTGTTGACTACTATTCTTAACTCCCTTCTTCTTCCAATCTTTACCAAGTTTGGATCCAAACTGAGTAGTTAGAGATTTATCACTGATACCCCTAAATGCATTTATTTTATTATTTGTAGGATGATATAGTGCTGGTCCAAACCCACCACCACGCTCAAACTTTTTCAATCCAAGTTCAGAAAGATTAAATCCTAATTGCTTTGCTCTATAGATTGATCTAGAAACAATACCAGGATCTCTTCTTGTCGCAAAATTATCTAGTGGAATAACAAAACCACTTCCATCTCCTTTTGTTGCAACATATTCAGTTCCGTGACCGATAAATGATGGTGGTAGTGCAGGATGCATAGACACAGGGAATCCGCTATTAGGTCCTGATATTATACCACTTCCCATTGGATTTACATCACCACCAAGCATTCTATTTTTCTTACCACCAAACAATCCCCAACCAGTCTTAAGATCATCCCAAAAACTTTTCTTGGGTTTATTTTCTTCAAATTTACTCTTAACACCCTCAAATGCATTTATACCTTTATTAGTAACATCCCTTATTTTTTCCATCTGACCAGGAACAAGAGCATTAAGTATTGATGTTATAGCACCAACCTTATTATTACCCATTGCTTCCTTATCTTCTTGCATCTTGCGATTCATATCTGCAAGAGTATCATCCGCTTTCTTCTTGGCAGCAGTTATACCTAACATATCAGCAAGAATATTCTGATTCTTATCCTTACTATCATCAATAGACTTACTAATATTACCAGGAAGATCAGTAAGTTTTTGCCACCAATTCTTCTTATTTAATTGATCCTTTTTCTCTTGTTGTTTGTCTGGTAAATTATCTTGGTTTTTTAGGTCTATACCTTGTCCATCCTCATACTTACTAACACCAGTAGGTTTGTAATTACCATCGTTAGTAAGATCATCACCATATCTTGATATCGACTTATCTCTATCAGTAGCTCTAACTCCAATTTCTTTTTCAGCATCAGCATCACCTTTTTTGGAGAAGAATCCCGCAGTTGATTCATCATAACCCTTATCACCAGGAAGTTTACCTTCCTTATCCATCTGAGCTTCAATAGTACCATCAGCAGCTTTTTGAGGGAATAAAAATTCCATCGCAGCCCATAATGCAGCACCACCAATAAATCCACCAAGCATCCATTTCCTAGCTCTACCACCAGTCATCATAAGACGACCTTTTCTTCTTAAAAGTTGTCTCTTGACAGTTCTACCCCTTCTATCAAAAAGTGCAAAGACTTTTCTAACATCACCAATAATCTTCCAAGGTTGAGTAAGATACCTAATTGCTAAGAATGCTCCAGCAAACCTAAGCCAAATTTTAGTAAACGATTTTATTTTTGTCCAAGGGTCACTATCATCTCTAAGAAGATCATACAAGTCATCGATCATACCAACAACTTGACTACTAATAAACTTAGCAATAGTGCTAAAAATCTTATGCAGTTTTTCAAGAGTTGCCTTAATCTTCTTCTTATTTGCTGGATTAGCCAACCACTTCAGGATTGGCATTACTACCATTAATTTAAAGAAACTAGAAAGCATCTTCATAATACTTTCTAAGAATCCAGGTGTTTTTAACTCACTAAATTTCTTAAAAAATGATTTTGTAGCTTTAGGTGTTCCTGATGATGTTGGTGCTGTATCAAGATCTTTTAATTTCTTTTTCCTATTCTCTAAAAGATCTACTTCAATAGCTTTAAGTTCTTTAACTGTTCCAACTATTCCATTAAGAACACCACCAATATTATTAAGTGCTTCTGTATTTAAATTAATAGTACGAACAAATTCCTTATCTTTTCCACGAGTAGGTCCGCCTGCCGATTCCTTCTTAGTATCGACAAACTTGTATAGGTTAATTTTTCTAGTCTTTTGTATTGCCATTTACCAACCAGCACCTCCCATTCTATTTAACAAACCTTTGACACCACTCATTGATGACAATTGCTCACCAACACCAGAGGATGTATCTACTGGAACTGGAACTGCCTCAAGTTTTTCCATAATAATAGGAATAGCAACCATCTCGATAGCAGTCTGTAATGCATATTCAGAATCAAACTGACCATCTCTAAAAATTTCATTAACATTATCAACAACACCAAGAACTCTCTTATCAACACCCAACTCTGGTGCTAATTCCCTAAGACCAGTTGCAATATCACCACTCTCAGACATACCCATCATTGCTCTGTATACTCCACCCATACCAGATTTATCTGCCATTCCACTTATGAAAGAAGCAGGTGAGAAGTCACCAGTAATTAATGAACCCATTCCTGGAATACTTGCAATTCCAGGTATATTTTGTATAGCAGAACCAATACCAGGAATTGAGTTAAGAACTCCACCCAATCCCATTTTATCAACTGTTGCTCCAAATGCTGAAAGTTGATCCCCAAACTTTGTTCCTTGAACTGCAGCACCTAAAGCACCACCATAATTACCTTGTATCAAAGCAGAAGATATTTTACCAATCTTAGTTTCCATAAAATTATCAAACATCTCCTGACCTTTATTATAAAGATTAGCAAATGGTTTTCCAAAATTATTCTGGAAGAAATTACCTATACCAGTCTCCCATTTAGCAAATGTCTCAGGGAATATATTAGCACCAGTATTCCAAAGACTCATAACAGCAGCCATTGGATTACCTTGAGATAGAGCACTAAATGCTCTCATTCCTGTTATAACTTTTTCAATCCATGCATATTGTGGAAATACAATAGGTAAAGCAACTGATAATATCTGACCTAACTCACTATTCAGGACATTACTAGCAATTTTACCAATATCACCAATAATATTACCAGCAAAATCAACAACAGGTTTAACAACAGTATTATATACTGCTTCAAAAGGAGATTTAATAATATTCCAAATCTTTTTGAATGGATTCCATGCTTGACGTAACTCACCAGGTTCTGAGTCAGAGTTTTTCTTACCAGTAAAGACTCCCAGAAAATCCCACCATGCTTTTCCACTCTTCTTCTCTGTCTTCCCTTCTTCCTTAGAACCTTCAATTATCTTAGTGGCTTCTGCTAATTTATCTTTAGCATTTGAACCACCAAATTTACTAGCAATAGCATTAGTTGCTTCAGTCAAACCAGGAATAAGTTTAAGTAAACCACCATCCTGTTCCCATTGCATTATTGCTTCACCAACTCCAGGTATAATACGAGCAAGTAAATAAGCATCAATAGTAGTTCCAGCAACCATCATAGGAACACCCCATGTTGCACCTACACCAGTTAATGAACTAATACCACCAGCAACATCTAAAGTACCAGCAATTGTTTCTAAGACACCAGCAATATTATCACCATATTTAAATGATTGACCAGCAAAATAATAGTTAACTAATCCACCTATAAGTGGTATTGCTGCTCCAGCTCTTTTACCCCACTTTGCTCCTTGACTACTAATAGCACCCCAAGTTATACCTCTCTTTTGAAGTGCCTTTGTTATCTTATTAATAATTGGAATTCTATTAATAGCACCTAAAATCTCTTGTCCTTTCTTCAGAAATGTATCAACATATGGTTCAACAAATTCCCATATTGGTTTTAATATTCTATTCTGTACTGCTTTCTCAATATTACCAGGAAGATTCCAAGCTCTCTTTGCCCATTTACTAGTCCATCTTCCTATACCACTTGCTGCATTACCTGCCCAATTAACACCTTTCTTAAAATTCTTTCTAGCAGCAGGACCAATATTAGCAAGAAACTCTGATGTTGCGTCCAGTGCTTTCTTTGTCCTTCCTCCGTCAATCTCTCGAATCTTACCACCAATCTTTCCAGGTAATGACTTTAAACCTTCTAATACATCACCACCTTTTTTACCAAGTTCTAATCCTTTAAACCAATTATTTACATTATTACCAACCTTAGTAGCATTTTTCCTAACAAGACCTGTAACAGTAGAAAATTTTTCCCCAAGTCTAAGATCCTTAAAAGGATTCTTTATTTTCCAACCTTGACCTTTTAACTTACCATCCTTAAACCCACCTTTACTGAATAACCCCTTAAGTCCTATCTGACCTCTACGAATTAATCTTAATCTATCACCAAAATTTGAAGTACCTTCAATAAATCTTGCATAGGACTTATTCATCCTAGATAGAGATTTCTTAGCCTTCTGGAACCAAGGTAAACGTCGAGGTTTTTGCGGTTTTTTAGGTAGTTTTCGTAATCTTCCTCGCTGATTAAATCTGGGAACCTCCCAGTTCATTATAAAGTCTAAAATACCTATAATATCGCCAATTAAGGCAAATGGATTAAGAAGCCACCTTAAACTAATAAAACCAAAAAGAACCTTACCTAGATTCTTTACTTGGTTTATAAATCCTACCTTATTCCCATGTTCATCCTCACCACCCAACAACTCAGTCATTGGTGTAAGGATATTATCCATTATCAACCACTGACCAAAGCTGTATAACTTCTTAACAACAAATACAGTCTTTCTTACAAATTCTTGTAATTTTATCCTATTATTTGGATCTCCCACCCATTTCAGTAGATCCTTTATAACATAAAATTTAAGAATACTTACTATAAATTGAGCAATAGGACCCCAAACATTGCCCATCCACCCAAAGATATCACCAAATTTCTTCTTTTCTTTTGTATTAGGTTTTCTTTTAGTAGTTAACTTTCTTCCAATTATTTTATTCTGTTCTGTCTTATCCTCAGAATCTTGGTCTCTCTGTCGTTGTGCCTTCCTCCTTAATAACTTTTTCTCCATCACATCGAGCTTAACGTTAGCCCATGCAATATCTCGCATGTCACCAACTACTAGACCAAGACCTGTTACTACTGATCCTAATCTATTCTTAGCTAATACACCTTTTCTTGCAGCACGAATCGCTGGAGAGGATTTACCTGAACTTCCAGGGTTAATAAACTTGTAGGGAGAAAGTTTAGGCATTACATACCTTGTCGTGCTTCTGTTGCTTGTTGAGCTTTAAGTCTTCGCTCTTCTTCCTTTAAAAATGCCACCAAAAGATTCATATAAATCTCTTTCTCAAAAGGTATTAAATTATCAATAAATTCAATTGGCCACTTGTGGTGGTGCATTAATGAGAAATTGACTTCATAATAACTCTGCAAACTTTGATGGAGAAGAGCTATCCGAAAAAAGCTGCTAATCCTTCAAGTACAACATCACTCTCAACCTTTGTTTTTGGATTAGTTACCTTAACAGTATGAGATAACTTAGGCATAGATTCAAAGAAATCTTGAATCATCATAAATTGTTTACTACTTAATTGATCAAAAAATTCAACCAATTCCTCTTTAGGAGTATCAGCAGCTTCATATACCTCTTCAGCATCTGAAATTTGCTTAACACATCCTGCAGCCATTTGGAAAATTTGATCAACACCAGGTGCTTCACCTCCAGTAAAATTCATTTCAACAAAACTATCCAAACTAGGATAACCCATAGTCAAAATGATCTCTGGACTTAATTTAATATCAGTCTTATGTCCCTTTGTTTTAACGACTTTAATCTCATTCAAAGGTATTTTTACCTCGACTGTAGTCTCGTCGTCATCAGGGCATGTAACTTGTACATCAACAGTTTCACCTACCGACTTAGTACGAATTTGTAAGAATACAAACTCAATATCAAAAGTAGGTAATTCCTCAACATCATGTATATCTGTACATTCTGTGATAATAGTTTTAATAGCAGTTACTATATCAGCCTGATTACCTGTTTCAGTTGCCAAAAGAAGTAATTTCTCTTCTTTAACAAGAAATGGTCTATAATTCACAATCCTACCGTCAGATGGTAGTTTCAATTTGTACTTAGGTACATTTAACTTAGGTAATGCCATATAAAGTTCAATTCAGTAAAATTATTTATATCTCTATCCGATGACCAATTGTGCAGTAGTTGCTTTAACTAAATGTTGTAATACTTGAGCATCTCTAGTAGCATCAACTTGATTATCTCTAGGAATTGCAATATCCCTCATAGGACCAACTTCATCAACATACCAAGCATCTTTAGGAAAGAATCTATATCTTTCAAAATAAAATCCAACTGTTACTGTCATCATTCTAGCTCTATCATTATTAAGTTGCACAGATCCAAGATTATATGGAAATGCATTCCATAACTCCCATTTACCTGTTAGATCATATTTTGATCCTAAATCACTAACTTGACTTAAATCAGTACCATCAGCAACTTCTGCCAAATTAGCACCTGAAATTGTTACTCCTGGTCTCCTTTCCCACTTATAAATCGATATTCTAGGAGAACAATAAAAATCATAATATTCACTATATTGATTTGAATCTCTTGAGGTTAAATCCATCCACCTCTCAAAGAAATTCCTTGAATGTTGATTTCTAGGTATAATAAACGTTGCACTTATTTGACTGTATGCAGTACCTGTAGCATATTTGTATGCAGAACCAACATTAACAATTCCACCAGTTGTAGTTTGTTTACTAGGTACAGTGACTGTCTGACAATAATAATTAAGAGATTTTCTAAGATTTCCCAAATCAGATACTAAATTAGATCCCCTTTGACCTAAAGTATTATCATGCCCAACACTAATTCCAATCCTATTCTTTAAAATAGGTGGTGTTGCTATATGAAAAGAAAATAAGTTAGTAAGACTTGGAGTATAATCTGGATCCTTTATAGAAAAAGATACAAACTCCTGTAAAGAAGGGTATTGTGCTGCTTCCTGATTAGGAACACTATTATATCCTTCTTGTTGATTTCTCCTAATAGCAGCTTGTGATGTGCTAGTACTTGTTGTAGGCCAACGGTTTGTCATTACGGTTTAAGCTCCTTCTCAGTAATTAACATAAATTCCATATTATGATCCTCACAAAACTCTATTGCGTATTTCCATTTTGCTTGATTAACACCCCAAGTCATAACCTCATTAATATACCCTTTAGTCACCTTCCTTTGTTTCTTGGGTTCTTTTGTTTGTTTAAAAGGTTTAACTTCAACTATATACTTTTTACCGTTGGTTTTTAAATAAAAATCTGGGTAATAAGTATGCCATTTATTATCAACAGGCGAAATATAAGGAATCTTAACTTCTTCACTTCCCCATTCAGTAATATTGGGATTACTATCACAAAATCTCATAAATTTGAGTTCCCAACCTGAACGATATTTTATATTACGATAATCACCCTTGTACTTTCGAGGTTTACTAGGAAAGTACTTTCCTTGTTTATAACGCATAAATACATAGAGGTCACGTAATATTTAGGCTAAGAGATGACGGTTTTTCGATATCCAATGAAAGCACCTGTCCCAGGAAGTAATGATAATCCAGATTCTTGGGGTGGAACGGAGGCTATCGATTATGTACGTTTCCGTCAATATTATATGAAATTTAATGAAGGTGCATCATTTGCTTCGGAAACATTAGGTACAAATAACGCTGAAAAGATATATGTAGGTGGTCCTGACGCAGTTTATATCAACATGCCACCAAACATACAAACCTCATATAATGCATCATATAGAAAGGTAGATCTTGGTATTGCTGGTGCAATGATAGGTGCAGCAGGTGGAACTGAAGCATTTTCTGATATGGACACTCTAACTGAAGCTCTTCAATCAGCAGCTGCAGGTGCTTCTCCAGAATTCTTGAATAGTGCAGTTGCAGGTGCAGCTACTGGTGTTAGTGGTGCACTAGGTTTAGCAGGAAATATAGGTGCTAACGAATTACAAGCATTAACTAAAGGAAGAGTATTTAACCCATATAGCGAACAAATATTCAGCAATATGTCATTTAGATCGCATAATTTTAACTTTAAAATGATTGCGAGAAATCAACAAGAAGGACAACAAATAGAAGAAATAATACACTACTTCAAAAGAGGTAGTCACCCAACATTCCAAGGTGCAGACTCACTTTTTGATTTTCGTAATAACGAAGATATAGAAAAGATTTATAATGATAAAAAAGAAGATGGTGCAAAAAAATTCTCTGATTGGTCTGGTAATATTACAAAACTTGAAGGGCAGTTAGGTAATACCGCAATTGGGCAAAATGCGAAATCTCAAAGATTCTTCAAAGTTCCAAATAAGTTTGAAATAGATTTTGTTCGTTTAGCAGCAGATGAAGATAATTCAACTGTACCTACAGTAACACCAAATTTACACTTTAGAATAATGCCTTCGGTTTGTACTGCTATCGGAGTTAACTATACTCCTGATAACCAATATAATGCATTAAAACGAATTGGACATGATCCAGCAGCATCTGAAGCAACAGATCCAACTGTAAGAAATTTATCAGTACCAGCAGTGGTACTAACATTACAATTCACTGAAGTAAAACTTCTAACTGGCGACGACATAACCAAAGGATACTAATGGCATATTTTACTCATTTACCAGATTGCTACATTGGAAAAGGAATTGATGATGACGAATCATTCAATTACCAATTAGTAAAAAACCTATTCAGAAGAATTATTGTTAGAGAAGACATAGAGAAATATGTAACTATGTTTGAAGTTCAAGCATTACCAGATGGGTTAAAACCCTTTGAAGTTGCTAAAAAAATAACAGGTGACGAAGGTTTAGACTGGTTAATCCTAATTTTAAATAATATAACTGATATTTACGAACAATGGCCTAAAAAAGAAGAAGATCTGTCAAAATTCGTTTTAGAGAAATATGGTACATTTGACAATGTACATCATTATGAAACACAAGAAGTAATATGGGAAGTTCCTGGTGAAGAGGATATAGTAGTTTTTAAAAGAGGTATAGAAGTAAACGAAGATTTTAGAGCAACTTTACCTGATGGAACTGTAAAATCAAAAGAAGACTCAATATACCCTGTAAGTAACTATGAACACGAAAGTTTTTTAAATGATAAAAAACGTTTTATACGAGTTCCAACTATGGAATTGATAAACAAGATATTGAGTGAAATTGACGAATTACTAGCATATGAATATCATAGTGAATTGGATGATTTCAATAATAAGAAGACTTTACTAAATGTTGCTCAAAGATTCTTAGATACAAGAGGTTATGTAGCTGGTTCAGAGACTGTTTCACTAAATCAACTAGGAACAATAGTATCTTACGATAACGGACCTGGAAGTACAACAATACAAATTGAAGGTGCTGAATCTACAAGTACAACTGCATCAACAAGTCAAACAACCACTTCTAGCACTGCAACATCTACCACCACTACTACAACAACTTTAACCTCTACAACAACACAAACATTTGATGGTGGTGAGGCAGCAACTTCCTCATATTAAAAAAAACCCTACACACGAAAAAATGTGCCGAGTTTTTTTTGCGCTTATATGGGAATAAAAAGTCGAATAATATACGACCCCCCCCCTTTATTCCTGCATGGGACTACCTGTCCTGTATCGTGCGTTAACAAACATAGTTTCAATCTCTAGGATATAATTTGTATCGATCCACCTAGACTCTTTAATCTCATCCATTGCAACGGATGCTTCACAAAATTTGTTTAATGTTTCTTTTCCGTGTGAAGTATAATACTTAGACGGTTGAGGGTGATGAAGATTGTCGCCTGACATTGGATTGTGTTGAATTCTACACACTATTTTATATTAGCAAACCCCAATAATAGGGGTTTCTTTATACTATCTTTCGGTTTGCTTAATCCTTTTTGACTTTTATTACTTTAAAATCTTGTGCTTGATAGATAAAATTTATAGCAACTCTTCTCGAACTATCATTAACTTCAACTGTCCTATAGTTAACATCAGATCCAAATACAACCATACTATTTTCTATACTAGGAACTTTAGTACCATCTTCAAACTCTAAGTATCCATCATTAGTATTAACAAAAAATACCGCAATCTTATCATCATTATTGGTATTAATAGAAGATCTTCCACTTATATAAGTGTCTTTAACCATACCAATATCTTTAACAGTCTTTACATCCTTATCATAATTAGAGATACCACCTTTAAAATATCCTTCAACTTTATATGGTTTAATGACACCCAACTTTACCATAATAGGATCTAATATCACTGCAGTTGCTGCACAAATCTCTTCATCTTCTCTAGGTAACTGTCCCTTTGCAGAATAAAACAAATGAGAAAGAGTACCATCTTCCTGATAAAACCAAGGACAATCATCACCCATCATGTAAGATTGTAATCCCCCAAACTCCTTTTCGGGCAGAACGTTATCAATAATATCCATTTAAAATCTCGGTATCTTTTGTACTAGTGGAAGGACTTCAGTCTCTACTTTCTCTGCAATCTTATCAACTATAC